ATAAGAGCAATCAACGTTGAATTGGCAAATATGCCGTGCAGCACGATAAATACAGCACAACCATTGAACCAGAATATAATCAGCACATTACCAGTAACATCACAACCTTATGGAATGATATTTTACGAGAACCAGAATGGATTTAGGGTAAATATGTATTGCACGTTTATGAACCGTATTCATATTCGGCTTTTGGACAATTTAGGACAATTAATCCAGATGAATAATGTGAATTGGCAAATGACGTTACAAATTGATATTGTGAGTTTCAGGGAGTAAATCTATCCACGAAATATATAAATATGCTTGGACACAAACAACCGTTAAGTAATTCTATGCTGGGTCATAAAAAACCTTTAGGCAATTCTATGCTGGGTCACAAGAAACCCATTATGGACAGTTCTATGCCAGTTTCAATGTCAATGGCGGCTGAAGAAGCCCCCAAGAAATCCGCTTTGGAACGCCGAATTAATCGTGGTGGAATGAATTTAGGGGTTTTGAACGCCTAAGTTGGAAAATGGACATTTTGATGTCAAATTGAAACATAATATTTTAGGCGATTTTATGTTTGAACCAAATTTTTTTCGTTTTAAAAGGTATACCACAGAAATGATACCCAAAGCTATGACTTACGAAGGTAAAAGAGAAGCCGCTGGCGCTCGCAGATACAGAACCTCAATTCAACCCCAGACTGGCGCTGGAACCATTTCGGCTCCTTATGCTGCTGGACAAACTATTATTGTCAACATTCCTACTGGTTCTAACCAGATGTTGATTGCTACTGAGAGCACTTTGTCTTTCAAACTTGCCGTTACTGGCTCTGCTGCTGCTGATGTTGCTCTTGATAGTTGTGGTGCTCACGGCATCATTCAGCGCTTGAGACTTTACCACGGCTCCAATTTGCTCCAAGATATTGACAATTACCAAATTCTTTCCAAACTTTTCCACGACTGGCAAGCCCCCAACGACAGTGTTGCTGGTCGTCTTTCTGTGACTTCTGGAACAAGTAGCACATTTTCTGGTTCATCCTCAAATGTTGTCCGTGCTGTTAATCGTGGATTAATTACTACTATAGGTGGTGCTGGTGATGCATTTTTCCCTCTTAATACAGCTGCAAATGGAAGTGCAGGTATGTCTATTGTTCTTAACTCTTTAGTTGGTGGATTAGCCACTAAATACTTGCCTGTTTACAAAATGGGTTCCGCCCCTCTCAGACTTGAACTTGTTTTGAGTTCTTCTGCTTTGAATTTTGCTTATGCAACTGCTGGTAACTTAACTGGTTTCAAAGTGTATGAAGTAAATTTCAATGCTGAATACTTGCAGTTGTCTGATGCTGCTATTGCTGCTGTTGAAAGAAACAGTGCTGCTCCTATGCAATTAGTTTTCCCTGACTGGCGTAATTACCAATTTTCTCAAACTCTTACAACCGGCATTCCCAATACAGTGTCTGTTCCTGTTCCTGCTAAATTCTCCTCTCTCCGTGGCTTGGTCGCAACTTGCCGTGATGCGAACGCTGGTGTTGCACAATATCCTTCTATTCCTCTTGTGAAGTCTGGTCTTCAGCAATACCAGTGGAGAATTGGTGGAAATGTGGTTCCTACTAACCCTGTTGCCCAAGACGCCGACTTTTTCAATGAAACCGCAAAAGTTTTTGGTTCTCTTGCTGATATGAACTACCAGCCTTCTATTGATTTGACATCTTTTTCTCAAAATGCATCTATTACCACTACTACTTCTGATTTGATATATCGCACTGACAGTGGCTCATTTGCCACTGGTATTGACCTTTCCCCTTATATGGGAGTTGATACTGAGCGTATTTACTCTGGCGTTGACACAACCACTGATGATATTTTCTACCAGCCTATTCTTAACCCACCTGCTACTGGTCTTCATACATTCAGTGTTTTTGCCTGCTACGATTGCGTGCTTGTGTGCGAGAACGGAACTGCTTACGTGAAGATTTAAGAGAAAAAAAAATAAACATAATATGTTTGCATTATAATATATTATGGACAAGGAAGTAGCAAAATTATTTTTGAATGGGTCATCATTAACCACAACGTCAACTTCGCTTGGAGTCAGAACAGCAGATTATCGTTCAATGACATTTTATGTTGATTTAAGACAGGTTTTAGGCGAAACCTTATTTGCAAAATATGACAAATTCAAAGTATTTATATGGGAACAATCAAATTCAACAACAACAAATCTTTGCACTGCATTTGTGGGTGGTTTGAATATTGTAAATAATGCATATAATGGAAGACAAACAGGTGCATTGAATGCATTCAGCAGTCAAATTTCAGGTATTAATCCAGTAATTAATGAGGTAATTGAAAAACCAGGCAATCTCAGAGAACTTGTGATGATAAAACCCAATGATGGAAATATCCAATTGAATTTTCAATATTTGAATGATGATGGCACTACAAGCACTCTTGGAACTCCGGTATTTTTCTTGACTTTCATTCCTTATGAAGACCGCATATATCGCAATCCATACAACTATTTGTATCAAAATGAACAAGCAAATTTTACGCTTACCACACAGATTTTGACGGCAGGTGCCACAAATGCATTTGGAACCTCAAATGCTGCAAAATCAGTATTTACATTTAATAACTTGAATATGCGACAAGTAATAGGAACAATGTGGGATAAATACGACAAATTCAATTTGATTTTTCGTAATGTTGGAATGGGACAAAGTGCCACTGTTTTGAGTGGAAATCAACGAAGACAATTTTTCGTTATGAGTGGATTGCAATTTATTAATGCAACAATACAAACAAGTTCAGTATTGACGGGACAAGTAGCAACACCATTTATGGTATTGAATACTGCTTCAGTTGCTGATGCAAACTATTTTGATATTCCAACTGGAATGGTAACATTTAGAAAACCAGAGAGCGAAAATGTTAGTTTAACATTTACTCTTTGGTCTATATCAGGTGGAGCGCCATTATCAGCTGGTAGTGCAAGTGATTGGACTTTGACATTCGCCGTTGTTGGAGTTAAACCGTAGGTAGCTTCGCTTAAAGAATAATCTAATGAATATTTATAATGTTATCAGAAAGTGCGACTCTCATATTATCAACTGCATCAAATATTGGAAGTCCAGTTGTAGATTTATCTTTTTCAAACATCATATTTAGAAATGTAGATTTAAAACAAACTCTTGGTGAAATGTGGGAAAAATATGATAAATTTATTATTAAACCAGTTGGTGTAACACTACTTGGAACAACATCAGTTCCATCATCTGCTGGAACAATGCTTACCTACAATATGACTGGATTAGATTGGATAAATATTAATTATGAATTGGCTCCGGGACAGCAAAGATGGGTTCCAATTTGTAATACTATCTTGGGTAATGGAGCACAAACAATAAATTTTCCTTATGCAAATAATGGCTGGGGATATAATTTTCGTAAGGGAAAACAATTCGTAGATTTACAATTTGTTGTAACAAACCCAGATTTTACAAGCGTTACTCCAAACACCGCATTTGTTTATGCAAATATTGATATGCATTTTGTGATTGAGCCTTGCATTGAAGGTAAAATGAATGAAATCGCATTTTGGGGATTTAATACAAATACGGCAGTGCCTGGAATACCACGCACTGTTGATTCAACCCGCAAAATATACAATTATCCATCATACGATATGAGACGACAATGCAGCGAATTTTGGCACTTGCACGAAGATTTTGAAATAATGTATTCTTGGAATATTATTCGTGGGGTCGGAACTATTGCAAATGACGGTCGTTTATCACCAATGCAAATCTCTGGATTGAATTTCGTAAATAATTATACCAAACAAGGCAATAATACGAGTAGTCAATCCATCAATTATTCAACAGAAAATGCAATTTTGGGAACAACATTATTTACAAATGTTGGTTCAAGTCATACTGTAAATATGGCTTTGCCATTTGCACCTGTTCAATTCAAAAAACAAAGCGATAATGTGAATTTAACACTAACATTCAAAAACTATGATAATACGACATTAGCGACACCAACTTTTACTGCGCCACAGCCCTATTTTATGTATGGATTTTACATCCGACCCACATATGGAGTTGACAAAGCAACGCTGAATATTAACCCTTGGGGACTTACAACTACTGAAACCAATCTTGGAGTGAGAGATACTTATTATACAACATTTACTCTTAAAAATATTGATATGAGAATGGTTTGCCGTTCGATGTGGCATAAATATAATAAATTCAATATTTTTTTGACAAGCACAGCAGCCACAGTTGCAACTGGAAATGCAAATAACGCAGCTATTTTACTGCAAATGGAAGGTTTCAATTTTGTGAATCAGACTGCTTGGATTTCAAATACAGCACAAACACAAACCGCTGTTTTGGGTGCAATTTACAATTCAGCATCAGGAACAGAGCCTCGTGTATTTGGTAATCAATCATCACACGGAACAATGTTTTATAAGACAAGTGACTTGGTTGATATTAAACTTACTGCATTACCACTTAATCCTGCAACTCCTTTTGCTATTACAATGAACCCTTTGGCTGCCAATTACACATTTACAATTGTTGGAGTTGAAGAATAGGGTTAAGATAATATTTACAACTTAATATTATCTTAAATGCTGTCAATAAATTCACCAGCTTTTTTTTCAAGATATTTGCCACCTTGTTTGCCAACCCAAGCGAAACCTGGTGCGAGTTCAGGATTATCGGCAACTACCGCAAGACCAGCTCCGGCAAGTTCTCCAACGTCTGGGAGGATTTTTGCTCCTTCTTTAACTCCTTGCTTTGCGAGAAATCCGGCAGCCCCTTCCACACCCCGTAAAATAGTGCGGGCACCGCCCCTAAGAACGTCAGCAGCAGACTTATCACTTTGTCTCTCAATTCTTTTAGGTTCATAGTTTCTAGCTATCATATAATATTATAATATTACATCATATTATTTGCATTCATTATCACTTTCGCTTTCGTTATCAGTTTTAGCTTCAGTTTTAGCTTCAGCTTGTTTTTTTCTTTCTTGCCATTCTTCCAATGGTGATTTGGCATTTTGCGCTAAATATTCGCAATGCTCCCAAATACCAGGGAATTGTTCAATAAATCCAGGTGGATATTTGCTTGCCCAATAAGCTGGATTTTTCCAATCATCGTAAGTCATCATTGACCAATCAAAATTGGGTGTTGGTTCCGTGTCATATTGCATTTTTGGATTATTTAAAAGTTCTTCAATCGTAAATGTTGCCATTATAATATATTATTCATTTTTTTTTGCCAAATGTTTCAAGAGCTTCACTGACAGCATCACGCCTCAACGATATGTTTGATTTTAGACTACCGCTTGGTTTAACTGTCATTCGTGGTAAATTTGGAACAATAACACCATTCTCTTCTAATTTTGCAGCAATTATATCAAGTGCTGGATAATCTAATTTATTAACCTCACTTCTATTTTTTGCAATATCTAATAGTTCAAGACTTTCAAGCGCCTTTTCAACTGATTTTCTGTCATATGGACTTGGTCCTCGTCCACCTCTTATTCTGGGTTCTGGTTCTTGTTCAGGGGCTTGTGCTGAAGGAACTTCTTCAACTGGCATTTCTTCTTCAACTGCTTGCTCATCTTCCTGACTGGCATTATCAAACCAATCTTGTTGTTCATCTGCCACATTTGTTACCATACTTTCCTCGCCCATTTCAGGCATACCAGGGTCAATAAAACCATTATCATCCTCTTCATTTGCAACAAAACCTTCATTATCTTCGCCAGCATATTGAACAACTCTATCATCTTGCATTTCTTGAGTAGCATCATTAGCACCAAGTCTGTCCATTTCAGCCTGATTAACACTTGGAATCGCACTTCCTTCATCAATACCTTCAACATCAACACTTTCATCAATAATTTCCTCCTCAGTTGGTTCTTGCGAGCGCCTAATACGTGGAATAGCAACTATTCTATTAGGCTGAGCCATCTCAGCACGTTGACGTTCAACAGTATCAGTAAGGCTAGCAATATGTCCAAAAGCTTCTCTGCGAATTCTTTCAATGTCAGCAGTTTTAGCAGTGTCAGGACTTTGTTGCAAATTAATAACTGGACGTGATGTTAAAAATCGTTGAGCCATTTCAGCAGGTGTTTCTTGAACTTCAGGCTGAACCATTTTTGCCTTTTTTGCAGCTCTTCTTTTTTTCTTTTTGATTACGCCAAGTTTAGATAGCATATCAACCAATTTCACAGTGTCCATTGCATTGGAATTGCGAATTATTACATTATTTGAATTCAAATACGGCATAGTATAAAAGTAACAGAGAAAAAATAACACCGTAAGTTATAGAATGTCGCTAAACAACGTGGAAATTTATGGTTTTAATTCTTTGGCAAATTTATCAGCAATTAATGCAGATGAGGTAAATACAACAATATTCACAAAAAATGAAACAGACCCGATTATATCAAATACACAGTGGAATCAAATGTATGGTTTGGATACTGACCAAACCATTCAGGAGCAAATTGATGAACTGCAATCACAAATTTCAAATTCAGGGACAGCAGTTTGGGGCTCTTTTTGGTCAACACAAACACAAACAAATGCTGGGACGACTGCGATGAATTTATTTACATTTAACAATGCAGACCCATCAAACAATGGTGTTTCACTTGATGGCACATATCCATCACGATTACGAATTTTAAAAGATGATGTTTATGATTTGCAATTTTCAGCACAAATGGATAAAACTGACAGTGGAACAGATACTGTTGAAATTTGGTTGAGAAAAAATGGTGCAAATGTCCCTGATTCAAACACGATTTTGACTTTGGAAGGAAATAATGCAAAAGCGGTTCCTGCTTGGAATTTTGTTTTTACATCAGTATCTGGTGATTATATTGAGTTGGCATGGCATAGTGCTGATATAGATATGCGTGCATTATATCAATCAGCTGGAACAAATCCAACACGTCCAGCAATTCCATCAATTATTTGCACTGTAACAAATGTGACAAACAGAGGCGGAAAAGGCGATAAAGGCGATACTGGGGCGCAAGGACCACAGGGTGAGCGTGGTCCTCGTGGATTTAAAGGAGAACCCGGTAGCGGAACTGTTGACGATGTGGCTCGTGCCTTAGCAGGAACAGCTATCGCAGAAAGCACCGCAGCGTTAGCAGCAACAGCAGCACTTAGTGTTACTGTAACTGGTTTGTCAGGAACTGTTGCTACACAAGGTGCATCAATTACAACATTACAAGTAAAAACACAATCAATTGCGTATGTAACGGGACCAGTAAATTTTGGAATTGTGCCATCATATGAAATTGGAATCCCGATGTATTTTCCAAGAGATAGTTCATCATTTGCGCCACCAGCAATAGCTCTCAATAATAATTCCGCATCATTTTTCAATTATGGAATTACAAGCAGTGACTTAATAAGCACAACAGACCGATTTCAAAGCACAGCAGGAACATCTGTATTTTATGATGTTTCTATAAGCAATGCATTGACAGTAGCATCAAACGCTGATATTGATGGCGAATTGGCAATTGGTAGAACACAACAAGTGCAAAAAAAAATTGTATTGTATGATGCAAATAATCCAGGTAATCCATATGATTTTACTGGTATATTTTTGAATAATTTGGGGTCATCAACTTATTTTAATTCTTCAATTGATGGAATTGTTGGAAGCGCGTTCAGGTGGTTTGCAGGCAATGGAGCAGGCAATGCAAGAATACAAGTAAAATATTTGAGCAAAACAATTGAGGCAAGTTATACTGAAAGCGCACGATTTTTAAACAAAAGTGGATTCAGTCAAACAATAACAATGGTTCAAGATATGCCAAATAACATTGTAAGAATGGATTTTGTCGGTGATACAGCGGGATTAGGTTCATATGATGGTCAAATTATACAAGAAAAGGGTAATTCACTAACAGAAAATACAGGTGTAATGACAGTTCGTTCTGGGTCATTAGTATTGGCTGCATTACGAGATACTGGATTGATTGATATAAGTTCTGCAAATACGATTCAGGCGGTAGCAACAAATAATATTTCAATTCAAAGTGCTGCTGGTGCAATCAGTTTAAATACTTCTGCAGACCAAGATGTTAATATCACAACAGACCAATTGAGAATAACAACTTCAAATAATCAAGGTATTGTCTTAATTGATACATTAAATACGCAGTTTGTAATAGACGCCCAGGAAAATTTAAAAATTCAAACAAGTGGTGCTCAAGGGCGTGATATAAATATGGCATCAACTGGTTCTCAAATATTTACGGCGAGTGAATTGACATCAAATTCATTTGAATTCAGTTCTTTATCGTCTGGATTAGATATGCGATTGAATCATACTGGAAGTAAAGGGTTTTTTGAAATTCAATCAGCTGACCCATTGAAAATTACAACAGCAAATGCCACACACGATATAAGTATTAATGCTGCGCGTGATGTTGGAATTTCAACCACTGATGGAAATGTAAATGTGCAACCAACAGGAAATGTAAATTTGCAACCAACAAAAAATATCCAAATGTCAACAAATGCGGGTGGAATTATATTGTCAAGTTCTTCGGCTGATATTTCATTTGTGACAACATCAAATGCAAATATCAATATAAAATCGTCAAGACAATTAAATTTGTCAACCGCACTTGGAAATGTAAACATTCAACCGTCTGGAAGTGTTAATTTATATCCAACTGGAAATGTAAATATTGAGCCACTTGACCATATTAATTTGACACCGATATCTGGAAATGTAAATTTGAATGGACTTTTGAAAGTGAGAGATGGAATTTACAGCACAAACACGTTGACAAATACACTGAATATTACATCACCAGATGTGCTTTTTATAGGTGACAGCACTGGATTTCAACAAACAATGCGTGGAACAGACACAACAAAAACACTGACTGTTGGACTTGATACAACTCAGGCATTTATTGGAACCACTGGAACAAATATGGATTTGTCAATTGATGCGACCAGATATTTGCAATTGCAAAAGCCAATTTATGTTGAATATCTTTACAGTGATATAACTGCAGCAAATCAACATATTGGTTGGACACAAAATACAGCAAATCCAAACACTGGGGATACATACAGTGGAACAGCAAATGATAGTGTATCACCTGGACAAGTTGGAACATTTACATTGCCGTCATTTGGAGTGTGGCTTATTCAATTTGATTGTTTATTAACACTCAATACAGGCTCCGATACTATAATCAATAGAGGAATATTTTTATCAGACACAACAGGAAGCGCAACGCCGTCTGCCCCTGGATTTTCAATGACAGACCCAATTGATGACGCAGCAGGTGGTTCAGGTGCAAGGCAAACATATTCATTCAGTGGTATTTATCATTACACATCATCAACAATTGCAAACAAATATATCAATGTATATGCACAAACAAGTGGAACACGAACTGTTACAGCTTCTGGGTCTTACAAATATACTCGCATTGGATAATATAGAATGGACAAAGTTGATGCGGATGTTGAACGTGTAATTGAAAAATATCGTAAAATCCATTTAATTGGGGTTTTATCGCTGCAATATCCAAGTTTGGAAGGAAATGAAAAAGAACAATGCTTTGCTGAATTGAAACGACTGCTTATTGAGATTTACGGTATTTTTGGATTATCCAATGTTTAGCAATAATATCTCACTGTTGAGTATAATGTCATCTTTCGCATTCATTAAGCCGCAAAACGGTCTTTGGAAAGAAGCCAAGATTGCAAAGGTGCAGGCGCAAATCTTGGATAGAATTACAAGCCTGCCAGAAGCTGTCCGTAGGGACAAATTTAATATGGAGTTAATATTGATGATTTGTTTGTGTATTGAGCAGAAAATTAATAACAAGGACAAAACTGCAAAACTGAAAATTGACAAGAAAGTAATTGCAGTCCAAATTATTCAATCTTTGTTCGGTCAACTCAAACCTGACGATATTAAGACTATTACTGACCACATTGAGTATCTTCACGACCACGGTGAAATAGTCAAAATTCCTTGGTGGAAAATGATACCTGCTTTTGTTGCTGATTGGCTACGAAAAAAATTGGCGTAATCCGAAACTGGATTTCAAACTACATCCAAAGTGGTATTATTGATGCAATTGTGCATTGTTTTAATGTGCCGATGCCAATACGTAATGCAATCTATTTAGCCACAAATCTTGACCAGTTGGCGATTGTTCAGTGGTCAATTGGACAACTTGGTTTATATAAATGGGCTGCTTATTGCATTTATTTTTTATTCCTGGCGTAATTTTATAATGTCTTATAAAATCACGGATTATACAAAACAACAAGCCTCAAAATTAGGGGTTGTTGTCAAACCATCAACAAATAAGAGCAAAAAGCTGGATGTTTTCAAGGGTGGTGAAAAAGTGGCATCTGTTGGTGCCATTCAAAATGGGGTTCCAATGGGTGATTATCCAACATATTTGCAAACAAATGGAAAAGAGTTTGCTGATGAACGTCGCAGACTATTTAACAAAAGATTTGCAAAACAAAGCAAAGTAAAAAATTCAAATGCATATTATGCGAAAAACTTATTGTGGTAATGTATAATGCCATACGAAATTAAGCGAAAAAGTGGTGGTTTTTTTGTGTGCAAGGGCAAACGATGCTTTAGCAAAGAGCCCTTGACCAAAAAGATGGCTGAAAAGCAACGGACTGCAATTTATATTAGTGAGCATCGTAAAGATAAAAAAAGCTCATAATAACGTATAATGCAAGCGCAAGTTGTGAAAGGTCTTTTAAATGCATCTTATCAAGCCAAAGCCCCTGAGCGAGTAAAAGGATGGAAACTTGACACTACAATGGGTAATAAAGGCACGAAAGTGTATTACAATGAAAATAAGGGTCAAGCAGCTGTTGTTCACAGAGGAACACAAGGTTTGCAAGATTGGAAAAACAATCTTACATATTTGGTAACTGGAAAAGAAGGTTACAAACATACAGACCGTTTTAAACGTGCTGAAAAGGTGCAAAATGCAGCGGAAGCCAAATATGGCAAACAGAACATAACCACACTTGGTCATTCACAAGGTGGTCTTTTGGCACGTGAATTGGGCAAAGATACGAGAAATGTTATCACAGTAAATCCTGCATCTTTACACGAAAAACCATTGAAGAATGAATACACAATAAGGTCAAGTGCTGATGTTGTAAGTTCACTGTATCGTGGTGGTAGAAAGCAGGATATTGTGATTCCATCAAAAGACCGTTTTGATGTGCTTGGTAATCACTCGTATGACATTTTGGACAGGCTTGGAAAGCAGAAGATTGGCAAGGGAATTCGTCAACCTGAAGCTCCACAATCATTCAGGGAAGTAAATTAGATTTTTTCAGTTTTTGAATAAATTTGGTTAAAACTGAACAAATTTTAATCAATTTCTAACAATTTTTAAATCAAACTTAACGTGCGAGCGAAGCGAGCCATTAACGAGAAATTAAGCAAACCCTGAAAAATAAATGAATTGACATTCACACTTGAAATGCACTGTGAATATTAATTTAACTGAATATTAAGCAAAATGCAGTGTTGCAGTGCTAATATAAGTGAAGATTAAGCTACCTATTAATATTAAATGGCTTTATGAACTACATAAACCTTAACTAAAAATTTTTAGTTAAGTTCTATATGCCCTATTAAGTGTTTAATTTCGCTCTTTTTGCTTAATATTTGTTTAATTAGCCCCTTTCCAGATTATCTTTAGCAGTTTATGAATTTAAACAATATTCTTTTCTTTTCACAGATTATAAAATGAACTTCACCGAAGACATAAAACAGTGCAAACCAAAACTTTCTGCTGGTTCTACCAAGACTTACAACTCTCTTCTCCGCACCATTTACAAAAACGTGTTTGGAGATGTCAAAGACCCTGACGTAAAGCAGTTTGCGGACACTGAAAAAGTTCTTGCATTTGTTCGTGAGAAACCTTATAATGTTCGCAAGACGTATTTGGCTGCACTTCTGTGTGTAGTTCCCGATAACAAAGAATACAAAGACCTTATGTTGGAAGACATCAACCAATACAATCAGGTTGTAAGCACTTCTCAGCTCACAGATAAGCTTGAAAATAGTGCCATAAATACTGAAGAAATTGAAGAAATATACACAAACCTCAAAAATATGGCAACTCTCTTGATGAAAAAGAAATCTCACAATGTTGCCGATTTGATGCAAATCCAAAATTACATTATTTTGTCTCTTTATTATGGTCACATTGTTCCACGCCGCGCATTGGATTATGTTTTACTTTTGCACCGTAATTACAATACAGCCACTGACAACTACATTGACCTCAAACGCAATCTTTTTGTTTTCAACAAATTCAAAACAGCCAAATTCAAGGGCACTCAAACTTTGGAAATTCCACCTGCTTTGAAAAAAATCCTTGTCAAATGGATTTCACTTATTCCCGATGGAGTTGATACTTTGCTTTTCAACACAAATTTGCTGCCGCTCAGTTCCATTACTTTGAACCAACGATTAAACTCTATTTTTGGTGGAAACAAAAGTGTAAATAGTCTTCGCCACTTTTACCTAACCAGCAAATACAAAGAAGTTATGCGGGCTCAAAACCAAATGTCCAAAGAAATGAATGATATGGGGTCATCCACTGCACAAGCAAATGTTTATGTCAAAATCAACGACAAGAAAAAATAATTTGTTTAGCCATAATATACAAAAATGCCCAGATTTGTAAAAGGAAGTCCCGAAGCCAAAGCTTGGGGTGAAAAAATGCGTGCTATGAATGGTATCCCGAAACTTGTAAAAGGTTCTGCTGAAGCCAAAGCTTATATGGCTAACCTACGTGCAATGCGTGGAAAGGGCGGCTCCGCCGCCACCAAATCTTCCACTTTTTAAATCCATAAAATTGTTTCTTTAGCCATTTTATAGAAAGTAAAAGCGACAAGTTACATCAAGGCTCCTCCCAAAAATGCTAATTGCTCCATTAGCATTTTTGCTCTTAAATCGTGTCATAATATGTAATCAATTTCTCATAACACTTCTTTATTGAATATTGTTTGAGAAACTTAATATAGCTCACATCTTTGACTATTTCACAAAATTCCTTGCCATCATATTTACTGCCTGGTGCCTTCAGTATTTTATGCTTCATTGCCAAGATTTTCGCTTTGTTTGTCTCATAATTATTGAATTCAAACTGTTTCATACATTCACTACCAACGTTACGAATATCGTTACCATTTTTCGTGTTTAAGATTTTGAATAACTGTCTCAATCCTTTTTTGCCACAAATGCAAGAATGGTCACACTGTTTATCCTGCTCTTCAAAATATCCCTTTACAATCCATTCTGTCTTTGCCATATCCCAATCTTTACTGTTTGAAAGTTCTGTCACATTTTGTTGTAATTTTCGGCTACAATCCATTCTATATGCTTTTAAAAGATAATATTTTGTCTAAATCCTTTTGGAACCATATTTTCAAAAACAATTCCGAAAAGTATTTAGACGTTTTCTTTTGATATTATATACCACAACGAAAATGCCAACTACCGAAGCCCAAAAGCGTGCATCTGCAAAATGGAAGCAAAACAATGCTGAGCGCTTTGCTGAAATTAGAAAACAATGGATTGACAACAATAGGGACAAAATAAATGAACAAACTCGCATCCGCCAAAAAATGTATTATGATGCCAAAAAATCTTGCGACCCTGACGCCGAATTCAAAAACTTTAGGCGAATTCTTTTGAACTTATATTGAACTTTTAAAAACCATTTAGAAATATTATCTTTTGATACCATATAGTATCAAAAGATGATTAACGCCTCCGCAACTAACTCTACCGCTTCTGTTTCTTACACCACTAAAATGTTCTGGAAAAAGGAAGACCCCTTCCTCACCTGTTCTCGTGATGAATTTATTGAAAGACTTAAAAATAAAAAGCCCTCATACGAGGTTCTTGAAATGGACATTAGATGTCTGTATTTTGACATTGATGTTTATACTTCTCGCATCAAAAAGCAAGATGCTGCTATTATTGAGCAAAAAGGTGAAGAATATATTCGTTATGCATTGCAGAATCAACACAGTGACATTAAAATTGCAATTGCGACTTCTCATGGTAAATGCATTAAAGATGGAGAAACTATATTCAAATATTCTGTTCGTTATTGGTTACCTGGCTTCAAAGCTCATCGCAAAACAATTGAGGCATTTGTCAAAGAATTAAATAAACACATTATCAATACTAGTAATACAGATGCTGACCATTTATTTGAGTATGTTGGCGATTTGTTTGAAACAACCGATAAAAATGGAAAAAAAGTTTATAGTGGTTTATTTGATGACAGTATTTATAGCACTGAGCGTAAAATGCGATGCATTGGAACTTCTAAGATAAACGAAGACAGACCGCTTGTTATGAAATCAGGAGAAATTGCTGATACTATTATTTCCGCAACTGAAAACGCTTTTTTATTAGAAGGCAACACTCCAGAAGAGCAGGGTGTCAAAATTTCATCTGAAAACGAGCATATTCAAAAGTATTGCGACTATGTAAGCATTATTGACAAACAACTGTTTGAACAATATGGCGATTGGTTCAAATTCCAGCGTGCTTCTGCAAATTTGCTTATTCCTTTTGATGTTTATGACCAATATATGCGTGGATGCAAAGGTTACAATTATGACAATAACAAAAAAGCATACGAAGTCCCAAATAATGATGCAAAGGGTAAGCTTGGCTGGAAATTCATCTACGATTTGGCATTCCAATCAAATCCTGAAGAAAAAGCCAAAATTGACCAAAAATGGGGGCGTGATGTTTTCTGCAAATATAAATTCCGTCGTATTTGCAATAAAATCAGTGAAAATGGTGATAATTATTTTGAAGTTTTCAAAGAAGCAAAGACTTATTTTGAGAAGTATCACTTCAAAGTGTTGTCACCTTATTGCTTTGGTCGTATTACTGAAGATGGAACTGATTTTGTTAGTCGTGATACTTTAATGCACATCTATGAAAATTTGTATATTATGCACAAAAACAAAAAAGATGAATTAGAACGTGTAAAGTTTATCACTCATTGGATTTCTGATGAAAATATTATGGAATATGAAGGTTACGATTTTGTGCCTCCTCCTAATTACATCAGCAGTTCCAAATACAATTTATTCCGTGGATTTGCTCACGAAAAAATTCTCCCTTTTGAAATTGATGAACAACAAATTAAAGATGATGCACAAATCTTTATCAAACATCTTTGGTATTTGTCTGGAAAAAATAATGCTGTATTAAACTATGTTCTTGATTATTTGGCTCATATGATACAAGAACCTGGTGAACTTCCCAGAACTGCTATTGTTTTCAAAAGTGAGCAAGGTGTTGGTAAAAATTTGTTTTTTGAAACATTCGCTGAAAAAATACTTGGTGACAAATATTTGTTATCAACTCCCAATATTGACCATATTCTTGGTAGATTTCCTCTTATCAACCAAAAAATTATGGTTCTTATGGATGAAGCCAATGGAAAGGACAGTTTTCTTGCCAATGACAAAATCAAGAACTTTATTACAGCCAAAACCATAAATTATGAAAAGAAAGGCATTGATGGCGTTGACATCCACAATTGCAGTCGTATGTTTTTCTTTACAAATAATGATTTTCCTGTGAAAATTGAGCAAACTGATAGACGTTTTGTTGTAGTTGAATGTGCCAACGATATTCGTAATAATAGCAAGTATTTCAAAGCATTATTGAATGCATTTAATGACAAACGTAAAGTTTGGGCTTTTGCTCAGGTTCTTTTGAGACGCAATATTGCAGAATGGGACAGTGTTAACGACAGACCCATCACTCAACTTTACAAAGAAGTTCAGCGTGCAACTGTTCCATCTGAGCAAAGATTTTTTACTGAATATGAAAATTTCAAAAAGTTTGAAAAAGAGCCCGAAGATGACGACAAATATTCTGGAAAGGATTTGTATGTTTGTTACAGTAGTTTTTGCAGTTTTTTACCCAAAAAACTAACTCCTATTGCTGAGATGACATTCTTAAAACGTCTCAAAGATTACGAGAGTTTCTTAATTAGAAAACGAACTAACACTAATGTTCGTTATTGGATAAATAAAGTTGAATTCAACAAATATATTACTGAAAAACAATGCTCAGTAGAAGATGCAGTTGAAGTTCAAGATGATTTCGTATATTAAGTAATAATAACCTACAATTGTTTGTTATTATTAGATGTTTGATGTTGAAGTGCAATTTTATTTATGAGGGGCGAAGCCCCGGTGGAGGCTTGCCTCCGTTAAAAATGGTTCCTTACACTACTACCTTACACTCTAGGTGTTCTCATTTTTGTTATTTTTTATTTGTTTTATTACCATTTATAGTGTTGTTTTATTATATTTTTAATAGAAATAAAATAATAAAAATAGAAATGTAGGGTGTGTAAGCTGTGTAGGGTATTTTTAAAATTAGTAGGAAAAAAAAAATTCAAAAAGAAAAATAAGGAAATCTGAAAAAATACCCTTCACAGCCTTCACGATACATTATTGTTGAATACAACACACTTTTTCTTTTTTGAACACTTCGGCAAGCGTGGTGCGAAATTTTCTAATCTGGTTCGTGCAATCCACTCTTCAGCCTCTTGTAAAGTTCTGGTGGTGCAACTAAACCAAACCTTATTAATACTTATTTTGGCATAATAAATCCAATCAATGTCATAATGCTGCAAAATAGTGCCACCTTTGGTGGTTCGTTCAACTTGTCTGTATTTGGTCATTATAATGTGGTCAAAAGCCTCTTTTTCAAGTAGTTTCTTTTGAAAGTATAAATACTGTTTTTTGTGTAATTGAATTAAACAAAAAACTCTCTGCGAACCATACCCCTAACCCTAATCCGAACCCTACTCACTCCGTCCCACAAACGGGACACCAATGAATTTTCCTGACTTTAGAAAATCATACTCTCATCTCTCATTTGTTGCTGGGCACGGGCAACCATAATCTTACTGTTTTTATGCTGTTGTGAGCGTGGCTGACGGGCAGCAGCTTTTGGAGGTGGTGTGTCGTCTTCATCTTCATCACTGCTGCTTTCCTCAATAATAATGGTCTTTTTTTTGGGTTTCCTGCGCCTTTTGACAACAATTACTTCTTCGGGTTCATCATCACTTTCATCGTCAATTTGTTCCACGATTTTGGCTTTGGGCTTAGCTTTTGATTTTGCAACTGTTTTCACAGGTTCTTCCTCAGGTTCATCATCGTTGTCACTTTCAACTTGTTCCACCACTTTGGCTTTAGGCTTTGGTTTTTCTTTAACAGCCGGTGTGGGCTCTTTTTTCGCTTTTTTGACAGGAACGGGTTCTTCTTCTTCATCATCGGTTTCAGCAGGTGGAGGCGGAGCATTATTGAGTTTGTCTTTGACAGCTTTCAAAAACAGCTTTTTCTCTTCATTATTGGATAGTTTTCCAGACAATTGTTTTTCAGCCAATGTAGCACGCATTTTTTCAGTGGCAGCTTTTTGGGCTTCGCTGCGTGGCTTCTTAGGTTTAGTAAGAGTATCGTCGTCATCGCACTGTTTATGGTCAGCCATTTTATAATGTATGAAAAGACAAAATTTGGATAAATTAAACAAAGAGAAAAACGGCTAAAATTCTTGTCTTGTCAAATTGTATATTTAGATGCCAATTTTGTCAATTGAGGAACAAGTCAATCCACACAAGAAGGAGCAGCAGCCAATTCGGGAAAGAATGGACATAAATGTGCCCGGCATACCTGAAGGGTATTCACGTCGTAATGGAGCTATCTACTTGCTTGTAGGTTCCGGAGGCAGCGGAAAAACCAATATGTTGTTGAATATGTTTAAGCCACATGGTGCTTATCGTAAGAAGTTTCACCACATTTATTATTTCTGCCCAAATGCTAGTTTCGCGTCGGTGGCAAACCATCCATTTGAAAATCACGACAAAGTATATCACGAGCTTACGATGGACGGACTGGAAGAATTGAAACAAGAATTAATGACACGCAAAGAGGAAACTGAAGAAGATGACGAACAAGAATATAATTGTGTGATTATTGATGATTTTGCGAATGATTTAAAAGACAAGGGAATCCAAAGAATTTTAAACTCAATGCTTATTAAAGCGAGACATTTGAATACTACATTCATATTCACATTGCAATCATATGGATACTTGCCAAAAATATTGAGAAAACAAGTAACTTTTGCAAGCATTTTTAAACCGCGGAATGCGGAAGAGTGGGAGATGCTCAGAACCGAACTTTTACAAATGAAACGTGACGATGCACAGAAAATTTATGATTATGTTTTTGATGAGCCATACCAGCATCTGGATATTGATGCATTTGAAAATAAATTTCATAAAAATCATAATGCGTTGGTAATTACAAATACCAATAGCATATAGAAGAATATTATAATGTATTATAACATATTATGCCAAGAATTGCGATTAATTATAGCAACACCGTTATTTACAAAATTGTTTGTAAAGACTTAAATATCAAAGATTGTTATATTGGTCATACAACAGACTTTATAAGAAGAAGATATAATCATAAATGCAGTTCAGTTAATAATTTGATAAAATACAAAATATATCAAACTATTAATGAAAATGGTGGATGGGATAATTGGGATATGGTTTTGGTTGAAAAACTAGAATGTAATAATGAACTTGAAGCAAGAGCTAGAGAACGATACTGGATTGAACAATTAGGTGCAACATTAAATGTAAGCATTCCAACAAGAACAACAAAAGAATATTATGAAAATAATAAATCAAATATAATTTTAAAACAACAAACATATTATGAAAACAATAAAGAAAAAGTATTAGAATATCATAAAAAAAGATATACTTGTGTGTGTGGAACTGAAATATGTAAAGTTGAAAAATCTAGACACGAAAAAACAAAAAAACATCAAAAAGCAATGGCAAATTTAGAAACAAATGCTACCGTATAATATAATGGACAGTAGTAACACCGATAGTATTCAAATATATTTGAATTCAAAATATAGCAGCAGTAAACCAAACGGAGACACAGGGGACTGCATTTTTCAAATCCCCACATTGGAAATGCCTGATGGCTATTATGCTTATATTTCACTTCAGCAAGCAGTAATTCCTTACAGTTTTTATTCCATAAACGCGCGAAACAATTATTTTCACGTTATTGACGCATCTTTGAGTGAATATGCCTTCACGATTGAAGAGGGTAATTACAACATAAATCAGATGATGGCAGCATTGGTTGCGGAACTTGGTAATGAATGGACAATAACATACAACGGAATAACAAATAAAATTCGCATAACAAATACAGCGAATATTGAATTTACAGTGAAAGCCGATGGCACATTGAATCACGCATTGGGATTTATGGAAGATGCAGACACACCGAGTGTTGATGCTGTATTAAACTCAACCCACGGAATAAATTTGAACC